ACAAGTACATACTCGTACTTGAGGCTGATTATTTGGCGAACCCTGATTACGTTCTGGCCCCTCTCATGGAGGTAGATTAGTGTTCATCACCAGCGCAGTCCAACTCAGAGCCCTCCTCGCCAGGGCCCCAGAGTGTATCTGTGACGTGGAGACCAACGGCCTCCAGGTCATCGGTCCACAGTCACGCGACAAGGCTTGGATCGTAGGGCTCCTACCTAGCGGCACGACGTCGTGCTTCTACATCGACTGCCAACACCCAGAGTGGCCCGCCATGAAGCGGGAACTCGAGCGCACCCGGATGGTATTCCACAACGGTAGGTTCGACATTCACGCGATGGGTCTAGATATGGAAGTGCCCTGGTTGGACACGATGGCCGCGCAGTACCACCAGAATACGGCAGGCAAAAAGTCCCTCGACGACCTGTTCCCAGGGGAGAAGCTGCCGACCTTGCCAGAGCTGCTCGGCCCTAAAGGTAAACAGAACAGCATCCACCTGTTGAGATACGGTCTCAATAGCTGGGACCCACGGCTCCTGGCCTACCTCGACGACGACCTCCTGAAGACCGACAGGCTGCACCGTGAGGCGGTCAAGTGGGGCTACTACCATGACCTCGACGAACGGGTCGAGCAAGTGGTGCAACGGATGGAGGACCGGGGCGTCGTGGTCCTTCAAGAGCCGGTGACAGAACTACGCAATGTCCTCAGACCGATGGTCGAGGAACAGGTGGCGGCCCTGAAGGGACACGGGTTCGACGGCAACCCGAATAGCAGCGACCAGCTCATCGCGTTCCTCTCAGAGCGGGCAGGCTACCGGCGCATCTGTGGGAAGTGGCGCGACGAAGTGCAGACCCCTGAGTACAAGGAGTTCCTCAAGCGGTCGGACTTCAAGTGGAAGCTAAACGACTGGGGTACGCTCAAGCCATCGACCGACGGCAAGAAGGTTGTCGTTCCACTCTCTGACGGCGGCGACCCGTTTGCCCTGGCGCTCCTCGAGTACAGGTCTTACAGCAAGAAGTACCGCGACTTTGCCCTCAAACTAACTGGCGGCCCGGTGCGCGGTCAGATTCGCACGCTGATGACGAAGACCGGGCGGTTCAGCCACGCAGAGCCGAACCTCGGGCAGATCCCGAAGCAGAACAAGACGCCCCGCGAGGTCGAGCTAGGGCTCGCGCTCAAGTTTCGGGCGTGCTTTACAGGGGCTAGTGGTTACATGAGCGGGGCCGACTTCGGCCAGGTCGAGATGCGGGTGGCGGCGGCGCTGTCAGGGGACGAGAACCTGCTTGCCGCGTTCGGCCCTGGGATGGATTTCCACACGGCGACCGCCTGCCAGGTCTTCGGGGGTACGCCCGAGACCCTGAAGAAGGAGCAGCGGTTCGCGGTCAAGCAGATCAACTTCGGCATCCTCAATGGTATGAAGGAGACGCGGTTGGCGCTCGCCATCGGGTGTAATGTCTACAAGGCCAAGGCTTTCAGGCAGGCGTACCTCAAGCGATTCCAGGGCCTCGCCAACTGGATGGATGAAGTTACCCAAGATGCTCGCAGCAAGGAGGTTGTGACGGGGATTGACGGGACCTTCCTGGTTTACGACCCCGGCGAGTGGGTCAACAACGCTGTGTCGATGAAGGTGCAGGGCGGGGCAGCACTCCTAATGAAGCACGCGCTCGTTGCCTGTGAGGACGCTGGCCTGCGCCCTGTGCTGTCGGTTCACGACGAGATTGTGACGGATAGTAAAGACAAAGGCGCAGAGTGCGCTGAGGTCATGCGGGAAGCAGCTAATAGTGCCTACCCAGAGTTACTAGGGTCTGTCGACTTTGTAGCTGAGGGAGGGCATGGCTCGACATGGGCCGACATTTAGTGTTGACACCACCTACTCAACCCCTACAATAGAGCACTAGTGACCAACATCAAAGCCCTCATCGAAGCCGAAGTCGAGGCCATGCTCCACGACCTCAGAGCTTCCGCCCCCAGCGACAAGGTGGCACTCGCCAGAGCAATCGCGTCTCTGGCCTCAGCACTCCCCGAGTTCGGCGCCACTACCGGCGGCGGACTGCGCGGGATGCTCGACGCACTGAAAACTAAGGAGACAAAAGATGACTGAAGCAAACACCGAAATCGACATCTCAACCATCAACTTCCAGCCGCTCGACGAGGACGGTGCCGAGGGTAAGCGCAAGCCGATCCCGACGGGCCTCAAGATCGATAGTGCCACCATCGCGGACATGAAGGCTTACCCGCCTCACCCGCAGGCGGCAGAGAAGGGCGTAACGCACCAGCTTCGGCTGCGGATCGTGCCGGGCGAAGGCTCTAAGTACGACCAGGATGTTTGGTTGAATGTGGCTTACAAGGAGGGCGCGAACCCTCACGCCAAGTCGACGCACTTCGCCGTGAACGCGGCAGTGTGGCCGAAGGTGGAGGATCGTGTTGGGAAGGTGCCGACGGACTGGATTGGTGAGGAAATCTCGCTGATGACGGTGCCAGACACCAACCCACAGGGCGACGCCTACACGAAGATTATCCCGATGCCGTTGGGTAACTAGGGAACAAGGCCCTGGGTGGCGCGAGCTACCTGGGGCCGCTTTCCTGCACCTGTAAGATTTCATGCTCACGAAAAAGCAATACCCCGACTGGACCTCCCTCATCGTCGACGCCTACCACCACGGGATGGCGCACATGCAGGAGGAGCACCTAGAGAAGTACATGGACGACCTGCGCGACGACCTCCGCAGCTCCTTCCTGCGCGGCTCTAGCACCCCGGCCGTCAGGCCCTCGGGCGGAATCAACTGCTCGGCGATGACGGCCCTGTTGGCGGAGGGATTCGGCGCAGCGGAAGATCCCCGCGACCTCCCTCGAGTCCTGTTCGCCACGGGCCACTTCCACCACAACCTCCTCTACGCGGCGCTGTCGAGTGCGCTGCCGCCCGACGCGTTCAGGTTGACCATCGAGGAAGTCGTTGACCTAGAGCCGCTCCCGTGGTGGCCGGTCGGCCCTGGGTTCAACCTCAGCGGCCACATCGACCTCCAGCTAGAGTGTGTCGACGACTCGTGGTTGGCCTGCAATGCGCCGCGCAAGATCGTGGCCGATGTCAAGACGCGGCACTCACTAGGTATGAAGAAGAAGAAGGATATCGTTACCCCTAGCAACGATGTCTGGGGTAACCTATCCCAACTTGCTGTTTACTCGGCACTGAAAGGGACGATTGAAGACGGGGCACTGCTGGTCTACATCAACCGGGAGGTGCCTAAGGCGCTAGGTAGCCGCATCCAGTGTGCCCACATTTTCCCGGAGTACCTAAGCGCTGAACTTGAGGCAGTTAAGATAAGGCTGGATAAGGCTGTACGGGGAGAGTTCGACCCTGAGATGTGGCGACGTAAGTATCACGGAGGGGATCTAGCGAAAGAGTTCGTACCGTGTCAGGGTTCCCCTACACCTTACTGCCCTGTGGCTACGGAATGTGAGAGACGCCGTGAAGGTATGTTCGAGGTGTAAGCGTAGCCGTCTGAGCGGAGAGTTCTATAGTAAGAAGTCTTCGCCGGACGGTAAGTCCAGCTATTGTAAGGCTTGTAATAAGGAGTACGGGCGTCAACGGTACCTGAGGAACCGGAATACAGCCCTGGCGGATGCTAAACGCAACTACTTAGAGAACCGTGAGGCCAGGTTGCAGTACAAGAGAGCCTACTACCAGGCTAACTGCGCCGAAGTAACTGCCCGTAACATACGCTGGAGGGACGCAGAGTTACGCCGCCAGGTTGCTGTGATTACAGTACAGAGCTGCCACCGGCGAGGGAAGGAGTTGGGATCTGAGGGTAGGTTAACCTACAAGCAGGTGCAGGCGAGACTCGACTATTTCGGGTGGAGCTGTAAGGATTGCAGTGCGGATCTAGTGGATGGCGGTGAATGGGTCGGGCAAGTACACCACCAGATCCCACTTGGTAAAAAAGGCCCTAACTGGGCTTCCAATCTAGTCCCGCTGTGTTTAGACTGTCACTATGAGCGACACAGGTAACGAGGTATGACCGACGCCATCAACCCCCCGCACTACCAGAGCCACCCATCGGGCATCGAATGCATCCAGGTCACGGAGCACATGAACTTCTGCCTAGGTAATGTAGTGAAGTACGTGTTTAGGTGTGCATACAAGCACAGTAGCCCACTAGAGGATTTGCGTAAAGCAGCTTGGTACCTAAACAGGGAGATCGCCCGGGTGGAAGCAGATGCGTGAGATATGGGAGAGACTTCCTGGAGACATCAGGTATGAGGTCAGCGACTTAGGCAGAGTGCGTAGGTGGGAGACAGGGAGAGTCCGTACCCCCAGTACCACGCCTACAGGATACCAGGTGATTGTGTTTAGCCAGCCAGGTAAGAAACCGGTGGGTAGGTACGTGCACCACTTAGTTCTAGAGACGTTTGTAGGCCCTAGACCTACAGGCATGACGGCTTCTCACTTGAATGGGGACAACCAGGACAACCGATTGACCAACCTAATGTACGAGACACCTAAAGACAACAGCGCTCGTAAAGTGGAGCATGGGACACTAAATACCGGGGATAGGAACGGCTCTGCTAAGTTGACTTGGTACGACGTCATTAAGATTCGTGCCAGCGCGCACCTGTATTCTTACCGCGAGCTAGGGGATATCTACGGCGTGTCTAGGTCTACAATCGGTAGAGTTGTCAGGAATGAGTGTTGGAATGAGCGCCGGATCGCCCAGATCAGTGACGACTAAGACCTGCATCAAGTGCGGCGAGGCCAAGGCCCTAGACGCGTTCAGCCGCAACTCCGCAACCCCCGACGGCCTGCGCTACGAGTGCCGGCCCTGCGACGCCATCCGCAACCGGCAGTACAAGCTCAACCAGCGACGCAAATGCACTAGCTGCCGCCGCAAACTAGCCGACAACGAGGCCCCTGGCAAGTGCGACGGCTGTAAGGTGCGGCTCCGGCTGTCGAAGATGTCTCAGAGCCTTCCGGAAATGCTCGGGCGCCCTGGGTGCATCATCGCTGGTGGCGTCTGTCAGGTCCTCGACGAGCCCGGCGAGCGGTGGGTGGAGATGCCGGTCGTCAACTGCAAGACGTGCGGCCTCGACCAACACCTCGATGAGTGCCTCGACTGCACGGCGCCTGTCGGCCAGGGCGATAAGCAGAAGTCCGTTAGGCCGCTGCGGCACTGTGTTGACTGCGGGGACTGGACGCCGAACAGCCGGTGCGCTATGTGTACGGTATGATAAAAGTAATCGACCTCTTCTCCGGGATCGGCGGCTTTAGCTTAGGGCTAGAGCGAGCCGGCCCCTTCCAGACAATCCAGTTCGTCGAGCAAGACGACAAAGCCCGCCAAGTGCTCCGTAAGCACTGGCCCGACGTACCACAACATGACGACATCCGAACCTACCAACCCAACCCCGGAGACGCCGACCTGGTGTGCGGAGGATTCCCATGTCAAGACATCAGCAGCGCAGGGCGCGGTGTTGGGATCGTGGGTGAGCGTTCAGGTCTCTGGTCGGAAATGGCCCGAGTCATCGGAGCTGTTCGTCCGAGGTGGGTCATTGCGGAAAATGTATCGGCCCTTCGCAGTAAGGGGCTTACCCTGGTCCTTCAAGATCTCTGCTCGCTCGGGTATGATGCGGAGTGGCACTGTATCCCCGCTTCCGCCGTTGGTGCGCCTCACAGACGGGATAGAGTCTGGATCATCGCTTATCGCAACTCCGACGGCGACTGCCAACCAGTTGTGCCCGTCGATGCAGAAGCATCCGGGGTGCAGGGCGATGTGGCCCACCCCGCAGGCCAGCGATCACATTCAGAAACGAACGAGCAAATCGTGGGCGGCGAAGGGAGCAGTCAATCAGAGTCTAGCCAACCCAGAGATAACCGGAGTGACTGGTGGCAAACTGAACCCGCGCTGGATCGAATGGTTGATGGGCTACCCGGACGGGTGGACCGACTTAAGCAACTAGGTAACTCCATCGTCCCGCAGATCGCCACCCTTCTAGGGCAGGCCATCATTCGGCGCCAACGCCACTAGCGCGTCCGCCCACAACTCGACCTCCTTCCGCAGCCGACTGACCCGCGCATCGGCATTACGGAACTTCTGTGAGTTGGCAATCCTGAACATGGCCTCGGCGTAGGTCAACTGATCGCGCTGGGCCATGTCCTCGACTTCCTGGAGGCGCTGGGTCACAAGGAGCCCAAGCTCATATTGGCACGACGCCCAACCATAGGCGGCGACCACGGCATCAGGGAGGTCGCGGCTGACCCCGTGACGCTCTAGGGCCTGGCCCGCCAGCTCCTCGACGGAGTGCTCGAGCATGGGCGCGTGGGCTCTGAGAGTGCCAACGTGGTCGTCGCGCTTCCAGGGCGTGAGGGCGGCGTCGTCTTTGGGTTGCGGCTGGGGGTTGGGCATGGCTAGGTCTGGTTTAGGGCAAACGCCACTAGGATCGCGTCGGCCTCGTGGTCGGTGCACGACGGGTCGGAGCCGGTGAGGCCCTTGACGGCCTTGCTGATGCCCCACTTAGATCGCTCCCGGTCGTTGGCGCCCTTCCAATGAGTGTACGGCACACCGACGAGCCCTGAAGCGTATGATTTGAGGGCCTTCGGGAGGATGCCGCTCATGGGGATGCCACGGCTGGCGGCCCAGTAGCCGATGCCACCGAGAACCCAGTGCATCGTGCAGGCCGTTCGACCGCCGGCGCCGCGGCCAGCGAACCCAAAGGGGACGCTCTCGGTGGCGACCCGGGCGGGCAACGGTTGGTCGGCGAACATTTTTTCCAGTGCACGGTTGACAGCCTTGTGCTGGGCGTAGTAGGATGAGCCACAGTCGATGGTGGTGGTAGCGAGCACCTGCTTGTTGCTGACATCCACTAGGGCGAGCCCTAGATGCCTGAACCCTGGGTCGATGCCGAGGACGATCATGGCCCTGGCAACTCCGTTAGGGGTTCGTCCCGGTACTCCTCATCCAGAAAAATGAGCCAATCAGGAACACCTAAGTCGCACCCTTCAAATGGGCACACACCCGACGGCAGCAATGGCGCGTCGCAGTTGGGGCAGGGGATGTCGGCCGGGGGCATGGTGCAGGGGTGGTTGTTGAGGGATCTATGGCAGGGTCACATTGATTGGTTCAATGGTGTGTGGTTCAGACCTTCACAAACTCCGGAAACGGATTAGCCCGCTTCTCGCTATCGAAGTAACTAAACGCCAGCACCCAGGGCAACTTCTTACCCTTGACGTAGCCCATGTAGGGGTGGTTCAGCTTACCGCCGTAGCCGCCCTCGGCGCCGTAGACCTGCTTGCCGCCACTGATGCTGACCATGACACCCAACTTATGTGTATGGCCGCAAAACGTGTTGACGCCCTGGTTCTCCGCGATCTTCAGAGCCGTTCCACCGGCGAACTTCGACAGCCATAACTGTACATACCCAGTGCCCGACGACATCTGCTGTGGCAACCCTAACGACGCGTTGACCACTTGATCTAGCCAAGTAGTTTCCTCCCCCTCGCAACATTCACAAGTGCAGCCTGACATCCC